TGACACCACTCCAGAAATCATTCCAGACATCACTGGCGATAGCGTAATTATGTTGGATATCAAGAGCCAGATAGAGCACAACAAGACGGTAAAAGATGATTATGGCTGGGTAATCTGGTATCTACCAGTTCTTTTCTTGGTCGTTGCATGGGGCTATAAGGAATTCTTCACTAAGAAGAAGGGTGAATGATGCGCTCGTTTAGAGAATTTTTAATTGAAGATATTAGAGATATTCCCGATGAAGTAATTCAGCAAGTTTTAGGTTTACTTACTCCTGAAGAACTTGCTTCATTGGATAGTCCTTCTCCAGAAACCAATAAAAAAATATTCAGAAGATTAGCTGCTGAATTGCATCCAGATAAAACTGGCAGACCAGCTGGAGATGTTGAAAATGCTGCTCTAAGAATTTTCGGAAAGCAAGAAGCATCAAATGCCAAAACATTTGATAGAGTAAAATCTTTACGCCAGACTTCTCCACCCCCATCTAGTGGTGTAAATGCTCCACCTCCATCTGGTGGTGTAAATGCTCCACCTCCATCTGGTGGTGTAAATGCTCCACCTCCACCGCCACCCCCTCCTCCACCTATTGGCGATACTGTTTCGACAACAGCTGCCGCAGGAGGAGATGATAACGCTGTACAAAGATTCGGAAGAAAAGCTGTAGATGCTGCAAAAAGATATGGAAGAAAAGCTATCGATACCGTTGTCGATACTGCAAAAAATGCTCCTCTAAATCTAGTTAATACAGTAATGAATCCTGGTCAAATTGCTATAGGAGCAGGGAAAGAAGCAATTGCTGTTGGAAAAGATCTTTTGCAGGGGGGATTTGGCCTTGGTCCACAAGAAAAACCAACCAGTGCTTTTGGTAAAACATTACCATACGGTGCTGGACTTGATCTTGGAATAAATGTGGGAATGGATATGTATGATATATCAAAAGATCCACAATGGCAGTATAAACCAGCGGACTGGTGGGATGTTACAAAAAATGTAGGAAAAAATATTGGTTATTCCACTGCTATAGGAGCTGGTATAGGTACAGTTGTTGGTGGTCCCGCTGGAACTGGTGCTGGGGCTGTGGCAGGAGCACTTGAAGGAATAGCAACAGCACCATATCAATTTGCTCAAAATGCCATGAAAATGGGATACGAAGAAAGACAAGATTTAGCTAATCTAAAAAATATATTACAAACATATAAAGACACACTAAAAAATAACCCAGGCGGTGGCCCAGAATATGAAAACTATTATAAAGAGTCTATTAAAAAATTAGAATCCAGAATAGCCGAAATGGAAATGAACCCGTCTGGCATGTCAATACTCTCAACTGCCATTGATGATGTTGTTAGCCCACTTGGAAATGCTCTCTTTGATAGAGGACAGATTAAAAGCGGAGATGAATTAAGATCTGAAGCGGAGGCTGCATTCAATGCAAGATATCCACAAGGAATTCCTGGTGGATTGGCTCCAGGAAAATCTCCTGAACAAATAGAAAAAGAAGCAGCTGATATGATAAATGCTAGAATAGCGGCAGGAGCTTCGCCAGAGGAATTGTCAAAAGAATTTGGATGGGAAAATCCAGAAAAAGAAAAAGAAGAAGAAAAAAATAGACAAGAACGAATCGAAAAAGAAAATGAATTGATGGCTTCAGACCCTGAGAAGTACGGGAAGATGGGCGAAACTGAATTGAGTGCTGCTGCTGCCGCCAAAGTAGTTACTGATAAAGCATTGGCTGCTAAAGATTCAGTACAGGCATCGAGAGAAAGAACTGCTCAACAAGATGCCGAATATCAAGCTAAATTGGCGGCAGTAGAAGATGCAATAGCCAAGAAGCAAGCAGAAAAAGATGCAGTAACGGCTTATGAACGACAGCAGCAAAAAGATGCAAGAGCAATAAATACGGGATTAAGCCAGGAAAAATACAGAAAAACAATGCAGGATATAGAAGATAAAAAAGCACTATTAGCTGCTGGAGAGAAAAGAAAAGAAGAAGAAAAGGCAAAAGAAGCAGAAGAAAGAAAAGCTAAATTAGCAAAACGAAAAAAAGAATTTGATGCTAAAATGGCAGAATTAGATAAAACAATTGCTGGTGGCAATGTAGTGTTAGCACAACAATATCCACAAGATATTAGAAGATCTAAATACGGTCATCTAGTTAGTGATGGTCGGGGCTGGGGAAGTTAATCAAGAAATTATTTGATTATCATAAACAGCTTTGCAGATGTAAAAGGAGTCAACGATATCCGTAATAGGATTCTTGACTTCTTTTCCTATCTGGTCAAAGTGAATTCTCAAATCAGTCCCAGTCTCTTTTACGAATGCCTCAAACATTTCCTGCTTACTGGCATTTCCTTTTCCGCTGGCAAGTTTCTTGACTCTGGTTGGCTGAATAACATCAAGAGGAATTGATTGCTGCCAAAGCTTGTACTTCAAGATTCCCGTATTCTCTGCTATATGAAAGACTCTTCCTTTGGCTCCATATGCATAGTCTTCAAGTGCGACTTGTTCGCTTCCTATTAAAAGCTCTACTGCCCAATCAGATATGCTATCATATCTTCCACACTCAACGGTATAATCGGGGAATAGTTCTCCACGAATATTGTGATTGAACATTGTGGCATTCTTTTTAGTATCTGTTAAGAAGTAAAAAGAGCAGTTCTTATAACAAAATTCCCCATGCAATCTGCCATTAAAAATGCAAATGCAAGGGGAGGTTAAAGAGTAATCAATACCAGCGATTATCACATATTATTTATTTGATTTTTTACTTCTTCGTTCGTGTGCTCGGCTGTGCTCATGGTGAATGGAGGTCAATGCCTTTAAAGCTTCTTCAATTTCATCGGCTGTTTCGTGATTTCCACTAGCCCTCATTGATTTTATATTTGCAGTTGCAGATATAGTCATTTGTTCTAACGCATGTTGAAAGCTCCCACCTCTATGCATAGCATCAGCATTACCTACGGAAGATTCTATAGCTTTTTGTTTAGCACCTTCGCCATTAGCATTTAAAGACAATCTTCTGGATACTGTGCTCCCTCCAGCAGAAGAATCACCTCTAATTCTCAGTGATGTCCTACCTCCACGGGTTACTTCTGTGGGGTCAATAGTAGGAGTAAGCGTTCTATTAGCAAAGTAACTATGGCTCTCTGGATCTGAAACAACAACATGTACTGAGGACGGATTACCAATCACATGCACTGTGCGTGAAGATAGCAGTTTTTTTATTGCCTTTTTTTCATTTTCTAAAGAAATTGATATGCTTCTTCCGTTTTTACTTTTTTTAGCGTGGCTAATACCTTTAGATGGACTAGAAATTTCTTGGCCCGGTTTCATATCAGGTAAACGATCAAACCATTTTAAATCGGGAGCATGATAATAATGAACTCCTTTTGTTAATTTATCTGTTGCTCCACTCCATTTTATTTCTCCTGTAAGCCCATCCTCATTTGCTATATCTGCCTCTTTATCGTTGGTGTCGTAGTTCTCATCCCATCCTAAATGATGTGCAACAGCAGTGGCTAAATATCTAGCTTTCATTGTATTTAATTTTTTAATAATAGAATTGCTCTTTTTTTTGCTTTCTACTAAAAATTTTACAAGTTCAAGCCTATGATCCATACCTTATTTAGTCAAATCCACAATCTCGCAGGCTCCTGCGGTGCAACTAAAAGTCTGGGTTCCGGTAGTGTTATCTTCCTTTTCGTAGTTGGATAGTTCTGACCAATCAACATCAGAGGGAAGTTTAGCCAGTAGTGCTTCATACTGTTCCTTGGTGCAGTCTTCGTATGGAGCCTGACGGTAGGTATGATCTGAGTGTGGAAGGAATGAAATACCACTGATCTCATCGAAGTGAGCATAGACCCATGCTCCTACTTCCATCCATTCCTCATCACGAACAGTTACAGTAATGCTAGGCTTGTGTTCGCACCAGTACTGCTGATAGGTCAACCAAAGTTCCAGTTGTTCGATTGCGGTCATATCATTACGAGTTACGCAATGGTCTGGAGACTTCATGGGGAATGAGAAGACCATTGTGTGGTTGGGCTTCATTACGCATGGCTCTGCAACGAATCCCTTATCGATCATGAACTGGCAGATTGGGTCCTTACGGTCTGCACGAACACGACGAATGTAATAGTCGGCATGACGAGCATGAATACCCGAAGCAGCATCAACCAACTGACTGACTGTTCCGCTCGGTTTTACACAAGTGATGGCAGCAGATTCATTGATCTTTAGCTTATGTGCATATTCCTTATTAGTTTCGATTGCGACATGACGCAAATGATCAAGAACATCCTTAAGGTCTACACCACCAGCACGACCATTGGTGATTTCATTATCCATGATACCAGTCAAGGATACTCCAAGCAGACGCTCTTCTTCACAGTTTTTCTTCCAGTCGCTTGAAAGATAACGGAAGTTGGTAAGAGTAGACTGGAATGTGCCTAGGATAGTCGCAAGACGAACCTTACGAGCAAGTGTATCTGGAGTATCGTCTGCACGAATTACGACTTCAGATAGATTGCAGAACTCGCGGTCGCGTAGAATGATCTCTGAGCAAGGATTCGTTCCGAAGTCGTGGTTTGGATCACGACGATCTCCAAGACGCTTGATCTGATTCCTTGCAGCCTTACGGTTAAAGATACCGCGCTCTCCGCTCTTGCTCTTGTAGAGTGAAACCCATTCGTCCATGAAGGTAGCCATGTCTGGCTTTTCCTTGTAGCAGGCTGAGTTGTTTGCTAGGGCGCGTTGAGCATTGTTCTCCCACCATGCACCGCTCTTTGCCATACGCATACGATCATCGTCAAGGGACGAGAGTGAGATAAGAGCAGAGCGACGAACCCCACCGACAACTACGATTTCAGCAATTTTGCATACGATATCGTGGCATTCGACGGTAGTGAGCTTTCTACCCGCTGCCTTGCGGAAGGTTTCAATGGTAAATCTGAAAAGGTCTTCCAGAGGTTCAGGTCCCGATGCTCGTCCACCGAAGGTTTTAAGTCTTGCTCCAGCAGGACGAACTTTTGAAACATCCCATTGCGGAATCTGACCACCAATGAGTAATGAGAATAGCTCTCGGTAGGCTTTAGCCCAACCAATCTTAGAATCTTCCACCACGATAATAGTATCGCTATTTGTAAATTCTTCAGCAATAGTAGGAAGCTTTTCAACGAATTCCCTTTCGACAGAAAAACCGACACCTGTTCCGCACATTAAGATGTATACAATTTCGTCAAACGAGCGAACCTTGCTCGTTGAAACATAGGAGCAGTTATACCCTGCTACATGGTCGCGTTCTAGTGCCTCACCTGCGGTCATGAGGCAACGCATGGACGGCATCACTTCCAAATTCAATACCGCTGTTTCGAGTTCCTTACGAAGATCCTTTGAAAGCTTATAATTGCAATTGTTCTTCAGATGGTCCTCAAAGAAATCAAAATAGCGGTTTACAGTCTCTCCCCATGATTCACGACGCTTTTCTTCTTCGATCCAACGAGCATAACGAGAGGAATGGATAAAACTTTGGTATGGGGTTGGTAGTGGCATTAACATATTTCCTTTTTTAGTTGTGGCATTCTAGCCGTGTTGGGTATTTAGTCAAGGTTTACTTCGTCAGTTCCTGCCAAGAGACAGGAAAACAG